AGCGACAGCGTAACCCACCGTCGCATCTTTTCCGGTTATTTCTGTAGTCACGGTGAAGCGGTCTCCGTCATAACTTATTACTACTCCGGCGTTTACCGTCTCAAGCGCCGTGTTTATGATGCTCGCTATTCCCTCAAGGTTTGTTGCGAGGGAGAAATCAAGACCGGCAACCTCAACGACGGATCCGCCGACGTTGATTGAAAATCCCCCGTCGGTTATCGCCGTCCATAACCCCGTCGCTTTTTCCGCCGATGATAAGACGCTGCCCTTAAGAACCCCGGGAACCGGGGAACTCAGCCAACGTCCAATCATGAGATTCAGCGGTCGCGGAGTTTGCCCGTAATAGAGCGACGCGGCGTAATATTCCGGCGCCGTGAGGCCGAAATCTCCCGCTACGCCGTCAAGGCCCGTATATGCCCGTATCCGCTCGTTCTGGTCAATTACGTCGCTGTCTCCAAGGATAAGCAGCGTTCCGAACGTACGACGGGCGGCGGCTAAGGGCTGTAAATTAACAACAACACGCACTATGCGCCCGACATCGAGCGCGGTATAATCTTTCGCCAAATTTTTTCACCTCTTTATCTGTTGATATTCAGGAATGTTCCGGATTTAGGGCGCTTTTCGTCCCAAGTGACTGATTCGCCGGCAGATTCGTTATCACCATTGTTATTTCCTCCGCCGCCATCGTCATCGCTGTCACCGTCACTGGGAATCACGTTCCATGATTGATTGCCGTCCGCGAGTTCCTCAAGCTGAAATACAGGGTATTCGGCAAAAAAAGCAACAGTCGCGTAGATAATCAAATCGGAGCGCGAAAGCCATTTACCGTGTACTATTTCAGGAACTTGGATGACATTGCCGACTCGCTTCACGACTATGCCTGATTTGCGAAACTCACGGTGATTTTGTTCGACATGCAACCCTCGGCGCACCATTCCGGCAAACTCTTCTGAATGCGGGCCGTAAAAGTAAAGATGTATTTCCTTGTCAACGATATCAGTAACGCCGCTGCCATCGCCGTCAGGCGCATATCCGACGTACGGATAATTTACAGCCGAAGCGTCTCGCAGATAAAAACCGCACCAATCGACGTCAATCGGCGGTTCCGCAAGTGGTTCTCCCTGAAAGGCCGGTCTCACGAGCGCAGCTTCAATCCCGGTGATACCTGTCAGCATAGCGTGTATCGCATCCTCAAGCGCCTTGTGGTTCATCACGCTTTCCGGCTCACGTAAATAGCCGCCGGTCTCTGACGTATTCATGTCGATAACCCCTTTATTGCCTGCGCAGTGCAGATTGCCCGACACCATCCGATACCGTAATCCTGCCAATCATTGACGGAACGAACCAAGTACCGGACGCCGCGCCATTCAATCTCATCAGGCAATATTTCATCATCGCCCGGAGACAGCGGGGTATTGGTATGAACCATAATCGCCCCCTCCACGCGATCACCCTCGCTTAGCCGGTCAAGGTCGTCGCCGCTCGCGGGTTGAATAATCCCCGCAGCTTGAATAACGCCTTCCTCGGTAATCGCGCGGCCCTTCTCATTCGGTGTCCTTGCCGTGCGGTAGATAGTAAAATCCTGCCGCCAACGGGGATTGCGGAGAACCCGGTCGGTGTTGTGCGTGAGATTCAAAGAAACCACCTACTTTTTTCTGACGACGTAGCTGATAGAACGCCGGAGGGCTCCGGTGTCGATGAGGGGATTTTCGACAATAAGACCGGTGGTGTTCTTCGCTTTCTTTATGTGGGTACGTCTCTTCTTTGGTCGTGAACGCTTTAGCTGCTTCCATTCGTTATCGGTAAATACTTCCTGCACAGACTTCACGGCGTGTTGACCGGCTTTATTCAACGCCTTGTCGACGGCGCCGGGTTTCATTTCGGCGAGCGTAACGCTTGCGCCCTCCCGCAAGTCGGCGGCGATTTGGTCTTTCGCGCGCTCAATACCGGGCACGAGAAACGGACGCGGGGGAATACCCGCCGCATCAGAACCTTTTTCATGAATATAAGCGAGCGCCGCGTTATTTATCGAGCGCCCTTCAGTCCTCCCGGTTCTTGCGCCTTTTTCCTCCGGCACACCGACGAGGACGCGGTTCATATCAAGGCCTTCAAGCGCGGCGAGGACTTCTTTCAACTTGTCGCGCGTAACCTCAAGCCCGGATGTCATAACTGAACACCGCCCGCCCCAACAATGCGCACGAGGTCGAGATATTGCTGACCGTATATCGTAGCCGCCATCTGCCCGGCGTTGCTGTTTACCGACGTGTCGTAACTGACGGAGAACGACATATCGCCTATGCTCTGCGATTCCGATGATACTGTCCCGACGGATCCGCCGCCGTCGATGTTTCTTTCAAGCGTCAGGTTATGGGCGATGAATAAATATATCCCTTCCTCATAAAAATCACCCCAACGCGCTTTGTTCAGCCGCTTTTGCGCCAGTTTCAGCCAAAAAGCGATTCGCGCGTCGGGGTAATCATCCTCACTGGCAAAGGCCGGGAACGACTCTCTGAAACCTTCGGCGGAGATCATGGCTATTCCTCCGGAGCCGTGGCCTCTCCGTCGCCCTCATTTGAGCTTTCAACCTCTTTGCTTGTGTCCGGGGTATTATTTTTAGGTGCCCCGCCTCCGCGATTCCTTGCCGGGGCCGGTTTTTTCTTAACAGGCGTTTCCGTCACATCCTTGATAACGGCGGCCTTCCCGTCCTCTATCAGCTTTTTGATAAGCCAATGCTTGAGGATTATCGGGTCGGTCTTCCCTTCGCCATCACCAAGCAAATATTCCCCTTTCGGAAGCAGCCCGAACGTTTCACCAAGATTCACGGGGATATAAAGCTTTAATCGCTCACTCATCTCGCAACCTCCTTAAATTCCGTCCATATAGCCGATGGTTTCCGGGTACACTATCTCGACGCCGGCTACAGCCGTGTAGTAGTGGAAATTAAAGAACATTCCTTCTTCGTGCAGAGGCGTACGCAGAAGCCCCACAACCGGAATCCTTATAAATTCCTCATTCTGGGCATAAGCAACCATTCTCGAAGTCCCGGCAGTCCCAGCCTCATCCAGCCATTTGCAGGGATATATTTCGAGCATCTGCCCCGAAACGTCATTGCTGGCGTTATTATCCTTAAGGAATTTCAGGATTGTAATGTGGTCGATTTCGCCCAGCCTGCGAGTAGCTATCATGCGGTACTGATTCGTCGGCATGAGTATCTTGGTCGGGGTAACGGTGTCATTCGTGGAGTCGGATACATCCGCGATAAGCCTGTTCATATCCTCCAGTATCTCATGGGCGTCGGTGTTAATCGTCCATGCCGTGCCGCCGCCGGACTTCGTCCCGGCAGGGCTTATCACAACATCCTCGTTATTCACGAGCCCGGTAACGTCGAGCGTGGGATCGCCGATGTACGCTATCTCGTCCATTTCGCCCTGATAGATACGCTGCACCGCGCTTATCTTCGTCTGGTCGATGGGCCGACCCAACGCCTGCGAGCGCACAAGGTCGAATATCGAATAATTAATCTCGATTCCCCACGGGAGCAGCGGTTGCCTGTACAGTTCACGCCTTGCCTGTACCCCGGCGATCTGAGTTGTGTTGCTTCCGATGAAATGCTTGCCGTCGGCCCTCTGGTTACCGGGACTGGCAAAGAAATCACGGGTGAAGGAAGAAACTTCATCCGCGAGGGAAACGTCGCTGCGTATTGGAAGGTCTCTCCCCCATGTGAATCTCTGCAACGGCTCGTTTATCCTCGGATCGAGGCGTTCCAGCTCCCCAAGCAGAAAAACTGTCGCGCTATGTATCTGCGCGGCATCCAACGTCATAAGGTTGTCACGTGTACGAATTTTCATTATCTCGCCACCTCACTATTAAAGATTGACAGCTATCTCAGCTACAGAGGAACCATCCGGGGAAGGCGCTGACGGCCCCACAAAGCGAGCTTTCGGAACTGCCACAGTCTCTCCGGCAATTTCCTCGGCCAGAATTTCACCGAGCGGATGATCGTCGGTCGGGTTGTTCACTCGAACATACACGACTCCATTCGATGTGACATCTCCGGACGCCACTTTTACCGTCATGTACCCTTGTCGCATCACGTCGCACATAACGCCCGCCTCGGGGTTCGGGGTGAACGTCGAAAACTCCGGCGCAACAATGAAACCGAAAACGTCGGCGGTTGTCGCCCCGACTGGCAGCTCCATAATGTCGCCCCGCTCGCCTATCGCCACTCCAAGACCGTAAGCAACCGGCTTCGGTTCAGCGCAACGGTGAGCCTCGGTGGCGAGATTGTCTTTACGTGAAATATTTCCCGGCCACCCGACAGGAGCCCTCCATTTGTAATCTCTGGAAGTCATATTCTTCATTTATTTTTCCTCCTTGTTTTTCTTCCAAAAGTCGTCATACATCTTTTTCAGTCCTTCGGTATCGCGCTGACCGACGAGCGAGAAGTCTTTGGCGGTGAGCTTCGCCCCCTTGTTGTTGCGCTCGGCCTTGTTCTTTGCCGCCGCCGCGAACATAGCGTTGACGGCGGAATCTTCAACGGAACTCCACGAACGAATGACACCTTCAGCCATAAATTCCAAGTCACGGCGCGCCTGTTCATCGCGCGTGTAGACTTCCGCGAGTACTTTGCGTTTAGCGCTCACGAGGGATGAAATGGAATCAAGCGTCATTGAGCGGGTGTCGAATCCGGGCGCAAGTATCTCGACTTGACTTCTGAATGATGCGACTTTCTGCGCGTCCAGCGTTGCGACGGCGCGCGGTTTCATCGGTTTTACGTCTCGCGTCTTTTTCGAGTCGTCTGTTTTTGTCGATTCCGACTCAGAATCTTTTTCTGATTCAGATTCCGCATCCTCGGTTTCAGATTCCGAATCCTCTTCCGGTTCCGAATCTTCCTCCGGATCGGCGTCTTTAGACGCTCCTTGCATAGCGCCGACGAGACTGTCTATTCTTGCGGAGAGCGCGTCAAACGCGGCCTTCGCGTTGAAGATTTCCTCGCCGCCGGTATCCTTGGCCTCGGGATCTGTCTCATCCGCCGGGCTTATTTCAAGGACAATGCCCTCGTCGTTCGCTTTCTTGAACTGGTCTTTCAGCCAATCCCAAAACTTTGTTTTCTTTTTGTCACTCATTGAATTTTTACCTTCCTTTCCGCCCGCATCACGGGCTTCGTCTCCTATGGCGACGCGATGTCCGGCGCGCCCCGCTTCGACAAGCGCAACATGGTTGCCGATAATCTCCCTTAGCCGAACCCTGCCCGGCTCAATCTGCTCGTAATCCCCGTCATAACCGCATGAGATTTCCCGCACTCCGCTTTCAATCTCAGAGATAGCCTCCGGAACGGTTACAAGGATGTCCGCGACAAGTAAGTCGTCCTCATTTCCTCCCCCTTTTCTAACGTTCTGAACTATGCCGGCGGCATGTTGATTCCAGTTGTCGATAGTCACATCCTCCGAGGGGTGCCCAATCACGAACGGCTTCCCCTCAAAGCTCGCGATTGTCGCGTCGGAGAAAACGACTTCCGGCGCTCTTTCGCAGACAATGATTCCGTCCTCGCGTCCCTCAAAATCCGGCATCTCGTGAACGCCGTACTCCTGCTCCCCTGTACGCGCAATGGGGACGCCTACGCACAGCAAATAGCCTTCGGGCGTCTTTTTTTGAACCTCCCCAAGGCTCTCGGTGATGTAGTATTTGTTCATTTCACTTGTGGCCACCTCCTGTATAAGAGCATTAAAAAACCGCCCCGGAGGGCGGTTGTGTCTGTGATAGAATCTAACTTGAGAGTCGCAGGAGCAATCCTGCGGCGCTATTTGGCAAAGGGGACGCCTCCAAAGAAAGGAGGTGATCGGATGAAGGAGAAAGCGAAGAGCCAGCTCATTAGATGGCTGGCCCTCTCGTTGCTTCTCGGAGCCCTCTCACGGTTCCTTGAAGCACTTGCGGATATTCTCCGCATGTTCCTTCAGATCATACTTGGCTAATCCAAGGTTTGGCTGGGTGTGTCACCACTCGGCCAAATCAGTCAAGCTTTTGAAGTCCGCCCGCTCTCAGGCGGGCTTCGTTCTTGAGCACATTGTACCACGAAAATGATCGGTGTCTATGTCCTTCTCCTTACGCTCTGCTGCCGCTAAACCAACATCCGCTTAGGCTTCGGGTTGATATGTTCTTCCGGTTAAAGTATCTACGCACCACATACTTCCGTACTCATCGCGTTCCTCTTCGGTAAGATTTTCGATTGCTGTGCCTACCGGGACTGCGTAAACGATAAAAGCATAAGCGTTTTCATCCGGTTCGGTTTCTTCGCCCCTAGAATCAAGCCATGGGCCGATAAGCTGTTCACCTACTTTCCGCTCATACCATACACCATCATCATCTTCGACAGGTGATTTTAGCTTATTTATTTCTTGTTCGAGAATTTCTCTCGCATCCAAAACTATCATTTCTTTACCTCCACTATGCGGGGGAGTTATCGTCTTTCACCTCCGAAGCGTTTTTGTAAAGCCTCCAATAGGGGCCTGCCGTCTTCTCCCTGCATTTTTGCGTATTCGATTGCACCTTCATATGAATAACGGTCATCAAAACCCTGCGGTTCTTCCCCAGGGGGCCTGACCTGTTCAACGAACCAAGTGACATCCTCTTTTTTAGTCCAACTCATATCTTGCCCTCCGTAAAAACGTACCCATATTTTTCAGCGTTGTCACGCAACCATCCATTCATTATAGCTTCTATTTCTTGTCTGCGTTGCCGCGCTGTCCTTCCATGTCCGTATTTACTCTTTGCTCGATTGTCGGCTTTCATAAAAAGCCCACTATCATTAAGCCCGGCCTTCGCCATATCATCACCGAGCGCTGAATCCCATCCAGAGGCTCCTCGCGCAAGACTAACAAAACGCCCATCGGAGGTTACGGTACGAACTTCATAGCCATCTCCGCTGATAATTGACTTTACATCGCTTAAGCTGAAAGCGCAAGTTCCTGATGGATGGTTATGCGTAAAAATATTGTCCTTTATCAATTCTGGAGGCGGCGCAACGGAATGAGCTTGTCCTTTTTCATGATGTATAATGTCACCATTAGTGCCGACGATAACTCCTTCTTCATGACCAAGGTCTTTTATTGCCAATTCTTGGGTATGTAGCGTTTGTGCGACTCGCTCTTCGTTGGTGGTTATATCATTGCCCCCGAGTGAGGCAGAACCAGAAGAAGCCGGTTCCGGTTCAACCCCCGGCCAGACGCGCGGTTCATGCTCTCTGTGTCCCGATCCTAACGCGCCCTTCACTTCTTCGTCGCTCAGTAATGGTAAGGCTATACACCGGCAATTATAGATCTGCCCCGGATGAGTTTCGGTATCATCTGAAAGTTTCGGCGGACTATCCCAATAACAAACCTTACCGTTCATCTCTATATGAGACTCACGCACCCGCGTATCCTCGGATGTCTGCCAGATATACGCACGGGAGCCAAGAGACTCCGCCCGCGCCTGCACAAGGATGGAATTAGACCGCGCAACCTCCGTACGCGCGATAAGCCGCGCCCGGTTCTCCGTCATCCCGTACAGGTCAATGAGGTTCTGTTCGATAGCCGCCGGTCTCATGCCGTACATCGCGGCCTGCTGCGCGAGTTCACCGACTCGCGTTGCCGCCTCGATAGGCAAACTTCTGATATAGCCTGCGGCCTCTATCCGCAATTCTGCGATTTTCGGCGCGAGGTCACCTCTTTGCATTACGCCCCGCAGGTCGAATCCGCTTTGCCTGAGATGCCGCGCCCATCGGCGCTCGTTGGCTTCGAAAACCCTGCTTACCATGCGTTCGGCTTGCTTATCCGCCCACGGCGACAGCAATTCGACATAGGCCTCCAAGCGTTTTTCGGCAAGGCTCAAATCATTTGGCGTCGCTGCAAACTCTAATATCCGCTGTATCTCTTTTGCAACCTTACGCAGTTGGCGCTCATAATCGCGCTCGAACGATTTCCAGTTGTCGAAGGGGCGTTCATTTGCCGCTGCATCCTTGGTTAGCTTCCTGCGTTTAAGGCGAATCATCGGCGTCACCTCCGGCGAACGGCATAAAAAAAGACCGCCCTGCGGCGGCCTGCGCGCTAAAGAAATTTTATTTGGGTTAATCCTTTTCGGCTATATCAAATTCCACGTCGAAATCACCCGCAAGCCCTAATCCGCCGCGAGCATCACTCAACGCCGTCAATATATCTTGTGATAGTTTTCCAAAGGTAATTCCACACGAAGGACAAACATCAGCCCCAAACCTCGCGCTGTCAAGTCGAAGAATATGCCCGGAACCGCACTTCTTGCAGCGGATTGTGACGTTTTCGATTTCTGAAAGGCTGAATCGGTTGATCTTCATCGCGGTCATGGTTTTCGCTCTCCTTTAAATCGCCTAAATCTTACTACGGCAGGATTTCCTTGATTCCTTTTGCAAGCCTGGCCGCCTTCCGCATGAAAGAGTTTTCTTCAAGATATTCCAGCCCTTTGCTTGTGATCATAGGAATCGACATGCTGATCATCGCGTGTCCGTCCGCTCCTATTGTAATCGATATCCCTTTGACGTGACCGTCGTCTATCATTCGTACCAGCGTCATTACCCATTGCCGCTCTGTGAGATCAAAATATTCGTGAGCGAAGCTCTCACGGTCAAATTCGTCGTGCTGCTCTGATATTTTGAGAAAATTCAAAATGCGGTAAACCGCTTTGAAGTGATCCATGGGGGTTGCTCCTTTGCGGTTGATTATTGATGTTGAAATAAGTATAATTGAGTCAACAGAAGAATCAATGTTGGTTGAGGAAGTGGTCTGTCAACCATAAAATCGGGTTAGTGCCAAAACCTCCCGATTTCATTGATTCTTTTTTATGTCTGAAAGGCCGTCAATTGCGTCAAGTAAGAAAGCAAAAAAATAACCACACCTAAGTCTTTTGCGGACTAGTCCGCAACCTTCGGGATAGTGGTTACTAAAGTCAATTATACCGTAGATTATCTTACAATAATATAACCCTCAGGAACATCTTCCTCAATTTCAACTATTTCTCCTGAGGCATCTAATCGGTAGCCACGTTCTTCCAATATTTCCTTTATTACCTCTTCCCGTTCCTCGTCAGTCATCATTACTTCCTCCCTCGACGGTGTAGATATACTTATACTCCTCCTGGTTTTCTCGAAGCCACGTATCTATGAGTTTTGTCGATTCTTCATAGTATACACGCTTTATCTCTTTTTTATCTGAAAATTTCCTTGCAATTTCGGTAGCTTCTTTTTCAATATGCTTCGAGCGGGTGGCGAAAGCTGAACCGAAAAGAATGCTGACCGGCTCATCGCCCCGGCTTAAAACATACGTAAGCCCTGACGGAGTTGTTGCCCTTAACTCGGGTGTTTCCGCCTTCTCAAAGATATGCACGTCAGCAGCAGAAAAATGGCTTTCTATTGGATGATTA